GTGAGTCTGGCGCTTATACCGGTATGCTAGCTATAACCAATAAGCTTCGTAGGTGCAAATCCTGTCCCTCCCCACCATTTATGAGTCAGTATACCGTAAGTAGTAGCGGGGTAGACTGTAAATCTACTGTTTTCGAACTCGGGTGGTGCAACCCCATCCTGGCCCACCATAACTAGACACGCACAGCAATTATTTCTACTATTAGCGCCATTCATGCTGAAATTAGAATGTGTCTAGATTTAGGAGTTTAGTGTAATGGTAGCATACCGGTCTCCAACACCGTTGGTGAGGGTTCAAATCCTTCAACTCCTGCCATGCCAAATTAGTTTAATGGTAAAACAGAAGTTTCGTAAACTTCCATTATTAGTTCGATTCTAATATTTGGCTCCATTTGACTTTTAGTATAATTTCTGTTATAATTATTATGTAAGGTTGAGATAGGAAATAATAACAGCTGATAAAATTCCATTCTTTATGCGGAAAGTGGGGCCGCAAACCTTATATCAATTCCCGCTGGGTACGAGCAACAGCGTCGTAGAAACATAAGCCGATGCACCGACTTATGTAAGCATGTACGTGAACCATGCTATTCCCTGATGGTCGGGAAGTAAATCAACAAGCCTTCCAGCGTGCCAACTGGCCAAGACGGGCAACACGCCTTAATCCGGGCCGTTCAAGAGAGAACAAGGAACCCAGTTCTCAGGATATTAACGTTCTGTAACTCAGTTGGTATAGAGTGCCATCCTGATAAGATGGAAGTCGCTGGTTCAAATCCAGCCAGAACGACCATTCGGTTCCTCCTGTAAAAATCCTTCTGTTCGCGACAGTGAAAAGGAGTGGTTGAGGCTAATAATATAAAGATAGTAGAATTTATATTATGTGTTCACCATTCAAGAACGCCGGGAGTTCTCTTGCCCCGTAAGGTAGTCCGGAATACACACAAGATTCGCTCGGTAACTAGATTTATCGTTAAATTAGTAGCAAAAAATCTAGCGGAAGTCGTCCCCGTTAGTGGTGGCCACGAATCCGTGCGTGAATAATAGGCGGTGAGGTCTGTGCCAACCAATAGTAGCAAGAGGCACAAATGTTTCTTGGAGTATGCACAACGCGAGTGTTAACTCCTACACAATATTGCTCGCGGCGAAATCAAGTGGCGGCTCGGATGGATTGAGGCCCGGAAGATGCCAATAGGAGAAGAAACCGCGAGATTTAATGGAAGGTACCAAAGCGGTTATTGGGCTGGTCTTATAAACCAGTTGCCGCGGGTTCGATTCCCGCCCTTCCAACCATATGGGGAGCAATAAGTAGGCCACTTATTGAGATAATGATGCCAATACATCAAGCCATTTTATTTTATTATCATTATATTGGGAGTGATATTTATGCCAAAAGCAAAAGATTTAACAGGACAAAAATTTGGATTATTAACTGCAATAAAAAAGATGCCATCACATAGCGGGCATACTTATTGGTTGTGCCGATGTGAATGTGGCAATGAAAAAGAAGTCCAGACTTCGCATTTAACATGTGGAAAGATTCAAAGTTGTGGATGCCAACAAGTGGGAAGCGGAAATAAAAATTATAATAAAAATTTTACGCCAACAGAACAAATTTGTCCTATTTGTCAACAAAAATTTTTAAATAAACAAATTAATCGACAATATTGTTATAATTGCATTCCAGAAGGACTTGTTGATAATGAAAGACAAAAGGCTAAACAACGAGCTTTTAAACACTATTTAGTAGAATATAAAGGTGGAAAATGTGAAATTTGCGGTTATAATAAATGTGAAGGAGCATTAGAATTTCATCATAAAAATCCACAAGAAAAAGATATTGAAATTTCAAAATGGAATTTTAATTATAATTTAGATATAAATATGTTTTTAAAAGAAGTAGATAAATGTATGCTTTTATGCGCTAATTGTCATAGAGAACAACATTATTATAATAAAAATTAAAACAATGTCATTATTACTCATTATAAGTAATAATGATTTATGGGGCCATAGTGTAAAGAACACGCTCGGAAAGCAAGGGCCGAGAAAACAAAGGGCAGTACCGCGGGGCTCCGCCAATATAAGGAGAGTATAATGAATAAATACAAATTTGGCCGCCTTACTTTTGGCACAATCCTCACCATAGTAATGTTTTTCAATGGCTTTGGAATTAATACTTGGCAATTTTGGGTAGTTTATATTTCTGCTTGGATGATGGCTTTTATGACCTATTTAGAGGATTTTAGTGGATAATAAGCGTCCTTACCGAATCAGCAAACGGCGTGGTCTGCAAAACCATCGTTAAGCGGGGCAGCACCGCTAGGACGCTTCAATAATAATGAGTTAAAGGAGAAAAAGGAGAAAGGTATGTTTGATCTAATTTTAGCTGTTGTTATTATTATTGCGGGATTCATCGTAGCAAGTGTAGTATTTCCAGATGTAACAAAGCGTAATGGTGACACGAAGAGTAGAAGTTCAATTAGAACAGTTGTTAGGGCTATTGCTATTATTGTCGCCGCAGGACTGATTATTCTGTCTTGTATTTCTTATGTGCCAACTGGTTATACTGGTATTGTAACAACTTTTGGTAAGGTACACGAGCACACACTTGACGCAGGTATTAATTTTCATGCGCCTTGGGATAATGTAATTACTATGGATAATCGTGAACAACGCGCATCTTTCCAGTTGGAAGCATTTTCAAAGGATATTCAGCAAGTAGATATTCAAGGTTCTATCAACTATAATATTGATAAGCTAACCGCTATGAATCTATACAAAGATGTAGGTACTGGATATGTCAATATTCTAATTGGCCCTCGTATTCAGGAAGATGTAAAAATTGTTATTGCTCGTTATACTGCTGAAAATCTAATTGCTAGTCGTCAAGAGGCAGCTAATGCTATTGAAACTCTTATTCGTGATGAATTAACTTCAAAGGGCATTAATGTAATTTCTCTTGCGGTAGAAAATATTGACTTTACTGATGCTTTTGAATCTGCCGTTGAAGCAAAGCAAGTTGCTACGCAAGAAAAGCAGCGTGCTCAGACCCAGCAAGAACAGGCAACAATGGAAGCAGAACAGGCCGCAAAGCGTAAGAAGATTGAAGCAGAAGCCGCAGCAGAAGTAGCAAAAGTGCAAGCAGACGCAGACGCATATTCCACACAGGTAAAGGCTGCCGCAGAAGCAGAAGCTAATGAAAAAATCAATAAATCTCTAACTGAAGAACTTGTAAATTATCGTCAAGTCCAGCGTTGGAATGGAGAACTTCCTCAATTTGTTGGCGGCAGTTCCACTATTCCTATCTTAAACATGGGCGAAACTACTGAAACTATGAATTAATATAAATACTTATAACGCACGGGAAACCGTGCGTTTTTTCTATTTGACTTCTAATAGAAATTATAGTATAATTATTTTAGAAAGAGGAAAGGAGAACAAAATATATGTCTATTGTTTACACTATTATTAGTCCTTTGAAGAATACTGTTGAAACTCGTGTAAATATTACTAATTTTGAAGAACGAGAGCATGGAATTTATTTTGACTGGGAAGGAAGTAAGCATTTTGTAAACTGGAATGTTTTGGGCACCTATTCTCTTGTGGAGGAAGATGAAAATGACACTTGATGAATGTAGAGTGGAAACTCAAAAGCACATAGAAAAGGTGCGTAAGTATATCCGCTTTTTTACTGATAGATTGACTACTCGTGGCGTAGAGCATGATGCCGCAAAACTTGAATCTCCAGAAGTGGAACTGTTTGCGGAGCATACAGAACAACTTGCCACATTAGAATATGGCTCACAAGAATACAAACAAGCATTAGAAGCTCTAAAGCCAGCTTTAGAGCATCATTATGCTACTTATCGCCATCATCCAGAACACTTTCCTAATGGTATTAATGATATGAATTTAATTGATTTAGTAGAGTTAATGGCTGACTGGAAAGCGTCTAGTGAGCGCCATAATAATGGAAATCTTTTAAAAAGTATAGAAATTAATGCCAAGCGATTTGGCATTAGTAATCAATTAACACAGATATTGCTCAATACAGCAAAGATTATGGAAGAACATGAATAATAAACAACAATTAACTCACGATTTTATAAAATTCGTAATGGAAAATTATGGAATACGATTAACTATGACTGAATCAGATGGTGAAAAATTTGAAGAACTTTTTCCTGATTTAGTGGAAATATTGGAGAAAGAAAATGATACAAATTAATTTATTTGGACTTTTATTAATTGGCGCGATAGGATATATATTTGGGTGGTTCGCGCGAAAAGTATATGAAAGGAGAAATATAAATGATAACACATAATGATGGTTCTATTGAAATTGAAGCAGAAGATATTCATATACCAGAATCAGAAGTAGATAGTATCATGCGTAATTTTCTCCATTCGCGTGATGTAAAGATTATTGAAACTAAAATTGAAGATTTAAAGCAAACACTTTTGTCATTGGAAAATAATAATAATCGTCTACAAAAACGTTTCAATGAAATCTACGATGAAAAGTGGAAGGACAATGAGCTTATAGAAATGAAGCAAAAGATGGAGCGCGCAATCCATGAGAGAAGCTATGGCTTCCCGCTAACCGAAGAAGAACGAAACCGCTCCTATGATTGGCAGCGCAAGCATGACACAGAAGTTCATTCTAATCCAGAAGGCTATCATGGAGCATCTGGCGGCGGCTTTTCATACACTTTCTACCCTACTGGACTAGGCACTACTTGTGATTGTTTTTGTAATCAATGTAAGACAAAGGCAATCCGTGAGGCCGGCGCAAAGTGGTATGATAGATGTAAGGAACTTGGCGGCGTTTGTCAAGTGGTTGGATGGGAGGCTTTCTAACTTATGATACACTCTTATGAAACATTAAAGAAAAATACTATAGTCGGTTATAAATTAAATGATGATAAGTATTATAGGCGTGGTAGAGTATTGTCTGTAACTTTAACTGATAAAGGTATAAAAGTAAGTATTGAAGATATAGATACACATTATATGTATACTGTACCATATAATGAACTAATATTTCTAAAACCATTAAATGATTTAGACCGTGAATGTATCATGCCCATTGAAGAGTTTATAGAATTAGTTGAAACTGGATTCATAACTGATTATGATGGTAGTGGTAATTATAGCGATGGAGAATATCGTTATGGTTATGTAGACTTTCATCCTGGTATTCTTAAAAACGCCACTAAAAAATATAAATATGTGTGTTGGTATAATAAATGAAATTTATTTGGGATGATAATTTATATAACGCGATGAAAGACGTATATGATTATGCCTATCGCGTTTTCTTTGGTAAGGCCCCAATAGATGTTATGTATCGTATGAATCACGGGTGCAAGGGTGCTGAGCAAAAAGTCCTACAATACATTTGGGATACCTATATTGAACCGAAAGGAGAAGAAAATTAGAAAAATCTTTTTTTCTGGGAGAAAAAATCTGTTTTTTCTGGCAGAATAATCACTTATAATATGAAGGGAGTGAGAACATGACAGTAAAAGAAAAACTTATTTATTTTTCTGAACGAGGAGTATCAATAGCTTATATCTCAAAACGAATGAATGTAGATGCTTCTACATTAACTAAATGGGTAAAAGGGCAAAAAGGTATTACTCATAAAAATGAAGAATTATTAAATCTCACTCTAAAAGAAATAGCAAAAGAACTTTTTGCAGTTATGGAGTGATTATATGAAAAGAATAGATATGACAGGTTGGAAATTATGGGAACATGGAGTACCAGACAGTAAAATTATTGTTTTAAATAAACATGTTAATGAAAATAAAGATGATAAACATGTTTATTGGGATTGTTTATGCACGCTTTGTGGGAAAAAATTTATAGATAATGGAAAAGGCCTACGAAGCGGTAATAAAAAATCTTGTGGGTGCTTACATAAACAAAAAATTATAGAGCGCAACGCTTCTTGTGGGCAAATTATAAATATAGGAGATAAATTTGGTTTTCTTACAGTTATAAAAGATTTAGGATTTAGAAAACAAGAATCTCGTAATAAGAATTGGCGTTGGAGTTTATGTCAATGTGATTGCGGTAGTGAACCTATTGAAGTACCTAATGCTTTATTAATTAATGGCCATAAAAAATCATGCGGCTGTATGAAATCTTATGGAGAAGAAATTATATGTAAAATTCTTAAAGAACACAATTTGGTATTTAAAAGAGAATATAAATTTGATGATTTATTTTATAAAGACAGTAATAAACCCTTACGTTTTGATTTTGCTATTTTTCAAAATGATGAACTTTTATGTTTAATTGAATTTGATGGCAGACAACACTATTCAGGGCCAGAAGCCGCTTGGTCTCATGCTTCATCATTAGAAGAAATTAAATATAAAGATGAACTTAAAAATAAATATTGCAAAAATCATAATTTATTATTAAAACGTATACCCTATTTTGAACTTAGTAATCTTTCATATGAATCAATATTTAGTGATAAATACAATTTTATGCCGGAGGCTTTATGAATAGTATATTTTTTTCAAGTGATTTACATTTCTGTCATGACCGCCAATTCTTATATGGACCACGAGGATTTTCTTCTATAGAAGAGCACGACAATATTATTATTGAAAATTGGAATAAAATTGTAAAACCAAATGATACCGTTTATTTATTGGGTGACTTAATGTTGAATGATAATGAGAGCGGTATTAGAAAGTTAAATCAACTTAATGGTATAATTTATTATATTAGAGGGAATCATGATACAACTACAAGATGTAGTTTATATAGAGAAAAAACTAATATGAATCCATTAAGTGGATTCTTTGAAACTAGTTGGGCTACTATTCAAAAAATTAATGGATATAATTTTTATTTATCTCATTATCCTACTATGGTTGGTTCTTTAGAGGATATGAGCGAGTTAAAAAGACGATTATTAGGATTTTCGGGGCACACGCACTCAAAAGATAAGTTTTATCAGGATATTCCTTTTATGTATAATGTAGCACTTGACGCGCACAACAATACTCCAGTATCATTTGATGAAATCATTTCAGATATTGAAGCAAAAGCAAATGAATGTATTGCTATGCTATAAGGAGATAATATGTTTAATTTTGAACCATTCAATGATACGAAAGAAAAAATTGAAAATTTAACTCAAGATTTTATTTATCTAAGACAAGATTTTATTGAATTACAGAAACAATTACTTCATTTTATATCAGCCGCGAAACAACTAGAAAGAAAGCGTAAACGCCAACAATGGAAATTCTATCACAAATAATTGACTCTCTATTAAAATTATGTTATAATTATTATAGAAAGTGAGGGAACAATAGTGGAAAAGAATTGGTTTATTTATGCCTATCCGCATATGTATGGTGGACTTCATGGTATATATAACTATGATGTGGCTACTAATATATCATATGAAAATGCTTGCGACTGGGGCCACGAACTTGCTTATGAAACCGTTGAGTCTTTCTTGCGGCCCGATGAAATTTATTCTACTGAAGATTTTATGGATGAATTTTATGACGGTGCAGAATGGGATGACCGCTATGAGGATGAATATTGGGACGCCTATGAAGAAGTAATGCAAGAAGAATGTGATTATGAAATTTGGCCCTTCAAGGATGGAGTAACCATTGCCGATTATGAAAAGTGGCAAAAGGAAAATATGGAACCTCGTGATTTCATTGAACGCTATTGCCGCCAACTTACAGAAGAAGATTGTATTTGACTTTTACTAAAAATTTTGTTATAATAATATTGTAAGAAAGAAACGAGCCCTAGTCCAGGGCTGACCAAATGAAAAGGAGAAAATAAATTATGTCTATGAATCGTCTTTACAATGCTATGGCTTCTCAGAACACCTATAAGACCACCGAGAATGGTGCTGTTGCACGCACTACGACTAGCTCTAAGCTATATGACCTATTCTCTTTCGGCGCGGCTTATCGTCAGCGCACTGAGAGTGATTGTGTGCTGCTATTTAAGGAAGCGTACCAGGAAAGTCCTATGTATGCCCTAAAGTGCCTATTCTATATCCGCGACATTCGCGGCGGACAGGGCGAGCGCCGTTTTTTTCGCACTTGCCTGCATTGGCTTGCGGATTATGACCGCAATGCTGTACTGCGCAATCTTGACCAGATTGCTGAGTATGGCCGCTGGGACGACCTATATGCTCTCGTAGGAACTTCCTGCGAGCATGAAGCTCTATATGCTCTTGGCAAGCAGCTTGCCCTTGACTACAAGACCAAGGGTGCTATTTCCCTTGCCGGCAAGTGGGCGGCTTCCGAGAACGCTTCTTCTGCCAAGACTAAGCGTTATGGACGCCTAACTGCCCATACTATGGGCCTAACTTCTCGTCAGTACCGTGTACTACTTTCTAATCTTCGTGAGCGTATTCGTGTGCTAGAGCGCCTTATGTCCGCAAATCGTTGGAACGAGATTGAATTTGACAAGATTCCTTCTCGCGCTGGCCTGATTTATAAGAACGCTTTTGCTCGTCGTGATCTAATCAAGGCGAAGTATGAAGCGTTTGCTAAGGATACCTCTACCAAGGTTAACGCAGCCGCACTATATCCTTATGATGTGGTTGCTAAGGCCATTAAGCTCATGGGCTCAGACTATAGCTGGTATGGTCGTGGCAATAATGTCGCCCTTGACAACACCGATCGCCTAATGATTAACAAGTATTGGGAGAATCTAACCGATTACTTCCACGGCATGTCCCTAAATGCCCTTGTTGTCGCGGACACGAGCGGTAGTATGACTTCAGGTGCTGGTAGCGTTGCTCCTATTGATGTCGCGGTTTCCCTTGCTCTTTACGCCGCAGAGCGTAATAAGGGGCCTTTCGCGAACTCTTACATTAGCTTCAGCCGCACGGCGAAGTTTGTTGAGACTCGCGGCGTGGACTTCTGCGACAAGGTTGATCGCATCGTAAAGACGAACCTTTGCGAGAACACTAACCTACAGTCTGTATTTGACCTTGTGCTAAATACTGCTGTTCGGAATCATCTGCGTCAGGCAGATATGCCTGAAACCATTGTCATTATCAGTGACATGGAAGTAGACGCTATGCAGGGTTACTCTTCTTGGAGAGGTAATAATCCTGGCACTAAGGGTGTTCAGACCTTTATGGATAAGATTCGTAATACTTGGTCTTATCAGGGTTATAAGCTACCCAAGCTAGTCCTATGGGATGTAAACGCCCGTAACAACACCGTGCTTGATGCGGGTCCTGATGTCTCTTGCGTGAGTGGCTGCTCTCCTGTTATTTTTGAAATGGTTATGTCTGGAAAGAGTAGCTATGATCTAATGATGGACAAGCTTAACAGCTCTCGTTATGCGGCCATCAAGTAATTTCTCCCCTCCATAAAAGAAGATGAATGAAAATTCATCTTCTTTTTTATTGACTAAAAATAGAAATTATAGTATAATAATTATAGAAAGGGTGAGAGAAATGAGAATTATAGTTGATAGTTTGCCAGAAGAGAAAAGTGAATGCTTCTTTTCTTATCATAGCTGTGAATATGGGTGGTTATGCAAGCTTTATAGAAGTAAGGAACAAGACATTAGAAAGAGAAGAATGAATCCAGAAGTGCCAAGGTGTGAAATTGAAAATTGCCCTTATTTGCGCGAAGAAAGTTGGTTCGGAATAAAAGATGAATGATTGTATTTATTTTGATAAAGAATGGTCAAGGTGCCTTGAAAAACATCATCAATGTCATATTGAACAAAAGCAATGTGTAAATTGCCAATATAAGGAAACTTATGATTTTGGAGAAAATTTTAGAAAGAAAAGAAAGGAACCAAAAGCATGATAAATATCTATATCTATGTAGATGATATTCGTGAAGATGACACTTTCTTCAAGACGTTGCGTAACTATACCCATATGGAATGGATTCCTATTATTTGCCGTAGTGCAGACGAAGCAATTTTCTTTCTAAACTATTACAACGAAGAGTTTTACAATATAATTATTGATCTTGACCATGATTTAGGTGAAAGGCATGAAATGGATGACTCTTTTGCTCCTTCTGGTTATGACGTTTGTAAATATATTGTAGAAAATCAAATTTCACTTATGGGATTTCATATTCATTCTATGAATCCTGTTGGTGTAGCAAATATGCGGCAACTTCTTACTCATTATGGATATAAGGAGATTTAGTATGAAAAATCCTTGGGAAGATTGTACTCATTATGATGGTTGGAATGGATTTGAAGGAGCAGTAGTAAAACATGATCGTGGTATTTGGTCTGATGAAGTATTTGATAATTGGCTAAGTGAATACTGCGAACGCTGCCCATTCTTTGCGAGTGGAGAAGCATGCGTATATGGAGATAAAGATATTATGAAAATAATGAACATGCATAAGGAGATTTAATATGTATAGTAATGAATTTGAACCTTATCTTAATATTATTGATTTTCTAATGGAAGAAGTCAAAAATCTCCGTCGTGAAAAATCAGATTTAGAAGAAAAGAATAATGAATTGATTTATCAACTTGGCTATACTCGTAGTGAACTTGAACGATTTAAAGAAAAAGAAAATGTTTGACTTACCATATAATTTTTGATATAATTATTATAGTAAGAAGAAAGGAATAAAATGTATGAGAAAGTATGAAAAGATTGATACTCTCTATCAAAGAGACACAACCGGAACAAAAAGCTACTTCCGGGAGTATTCCGTGATCCTACCGTAGAATATCTCAGCGACAATGATTGGATTTGGACTGAAAAGATTGACGGCACTAACATTCGTGTATGTTGGGATGGCCATACTGTAACCTTTGGTGGCCGCACCGATAATGCTGCTATTCCCGCGGAACTTGTTACCCGTCTAAATGAACTATTTGGCGGCGAAACCAATGCTCAGATTTTTGAGCAGGCTTTTGGCGAAAAGGAAGTTATTCTTTTCGGTGAGGGCTATGGCCGCAAGATTCAAAAGGGCGGCGGAAAGTATATTTCTGACGGCGTAGATTTTATTCTCTTTGATGTGCTTATTGGTGATAACTATCAGGCACGCGAATGGGTAGAGGAAACTGCCAAGATGTTTGGAATTAAAGCTGTGCCCATTGTTGGCACTGGCCCGCTATACGCAGCAGTAGAATACGTAAAGACCCATCCTAATTCTGTAATCGCAGAAGAGAAACGCGAAATGGAAGGAGTAGTATGTAGACCTACTATTGAGCTACGCAATCGTTGTGGTGAACGTGTAATCGTTAAAATCAAGTGGGAAGATATGAAGGAGCTTATCTAACATGGTAAGATATGAAATTGATTATTGGGACGAAGATACTGGCGAGCGTAAGCATGAACGTGGCTTTGTATCTATTCAGGGGACTATCGGTAATCATGTAGACCGTCTTTATGATTATTTTGGAAAGGACAATGTAATTGAAGCAAAGATATATGAGTGTTTTAATGTTCTTTCTGACGCGGAACTTCTTGAAATCATAAATGAAAATACTTGACTTTCATTAAAAATTTTGATATAATTATTATACAAGGTGAGGGAAACTTCCCTTGACGTTTTACCAGAGATTGTCTTGTATGCTCCTCACTGGTCCACTACGATAATGTTGGTTGACGATAATCAGCGTCAAATAAAGATGTCGTATACACGAGAATGCCTAGGCAGAGCAGAGTATCGTAAAAACTCAAAAAGGCTTACTTGCGCAAGGGGTTATGGCACATTCCTCACTTCGGTGAAATATGGCCGCCATATAATGCGGAGTGGAGCAGCGGTCAGCTCGTCAGCCTCATAAGCTGAAGGTCGGTGGTTCGAATCCACCCTCTCGCTACCAACGCTCAATAGTTTAATTGGCTAAAATTTCCCGTTCATACCGGGACGAGTCCTAGTTCGATTCTAGGTTGAGCGACCATAGCGTAAGAGGGGCGGCAGTTGGAAACCCGAGTAGGTCTCGCGACGCTATATAAATAGGAACCAACCAAAATTAGACTGCCAAGCGTTCATGGTTCGCGTTGTAACCCATGATGGCACAACTTATGGGAAGCCTAACCCAAAAGAAGATAGGTGTTGTGCTAAGTTATAGTCACCAGATGGGAAGGGAACCTGTTTGCTCTTCCGGTGAGTGGGAGTCATGACCCACAATAGTCCGAACGCGGAAAGACCTGTCGCCGCACTGGTGTTCAACCGGTTGATTTACGTAATTAAGTCGTTAGGAGCGACATGAGCAGCAATGCGGTAATACCCGTGCACAGGTAGCTAAATTACCCTGGCTCCCCAGATCTGAGGCCACGCGGGCACCTGGGTTATCAAAGCGCGTGGTGAACGGCATCTTATCCCGAGCGTCCTCGTTCGCGATGCTGGAAACTGGCCCTACTTGCAAAAGGTTCAGGCTAAGAGGGAACGTTGTTGGTGGTAACGGTGAAGATTCGCCCGGTATTCTAGGTTTGCCGTAAAGGCAGTGGGTATACACGCTGCAATCTAAACCCCAGTATATGTTGCGAACGACCTGGGTAAACAAAGTCGTTAGTTGGCGTCTTATCCCAAGCCTTTACGTGGCGATGCTATAAGTACCAAGAGGCATTTTTTAATGCTGAGCGTGAAACAAAGAGGGAACCTGTAGCTGTCACAGGGTGACTTAGACAGACGAGTAATTACCGTGAAGTAATTCGGTCGGTAACAGGGGTCGGTCGTTACTACAGTGGATGCATACGCTTGTTACCCCTTTTTAACTGGCGTTCCGCGGCCAGAATACTTTGCGGGCTTTATTGATTCGGGAGGAAGTGTCCGTAGATGAACTTCTCGGAGTAATCGCCATAATCGAATCGCTTCCGGGAGTGACGGGGTGTCATAGACGCAGAGTATCACTCACGTGTATTGTAAGAAACTTCTGTCATCCTTAGTTTCTTGTAGTTTCAAGGATGAGGGTCGCGGCCACCAGAGCGCCGCAACGTGCTCGGTTGGTGCAGCGGCTAGCACGTCGGGCTTTCAATCCGGCGATAGGGGTTCGATTCCCCTACCGAGTACCAGGCACTTCTTGCGGTTAGCAGCAAGATTGTAGTGCAGAATTATAAATAGCTAACCGGTTGATTTTGAAGTCCTTCCCGTGATAGGATAGAGGGAACCCAGCTAGCAAAAACACATCCAACAGTGGTGCGCGTGGGTTAACGCACATTATGCTACCATCGTCTAGTGGCAAGGATGCTGCCCTCTCAAGGCGGCGACACCAGTTCAAATCTGGTTGGTAGTACCATTCTCTTATAAAGAGACTACTTTCATACACGCAGTATGAGTTGCGAACGGTCTGCGTTATCAAAATCGTTAGCTTTTTTATTAAAATAAGGAGTTGTTGTATTATGGCAATTCACGATAGAGCATACACTCGTGCAAAAAGTTATTCTAAAGCTATGCGTAAATATCATATTGATAGGGATACTGCCGCGGGCAGATGGCCCCTTTATTACAACAACATCCATCAATATGCTGATAATAAAATTCATTGCTCATGTCCTTTATGTTCTGAAAAAACCAACAATAAAAATCGTAACGGTGCCAGAGGATGGGAGCCTTCAAAGAATTGGTCTATTGCAGATAAAAGAAAAATAGAGAATATGGAAAATCAAATAGAAGAATTAAATAATTGACTTCTTCTTTAAATTGTATTATAATATATATAGAAAGAATGAAGGAGATAATTATGATTAAAATTATCAAACACGGTCACGCGCAATATAAAGCCACTTGTAAGTATTGTGAGTGTATCTTTTCATTTGAAGATCAAGATATTCAAAGTCACGGGTGCCAATGGGACTGGTATGAATGGATTACTTGTCCAGAATGTCATAGAAAAAATGAAATATCTAGTCGTAGCGCGTTTAAATTCCACCAGTTTCAGGATTGACTTTCTATAAAAATTATAGTATAATTATTATAGTAAGAGGAAAGGAGCAAATCATTTATGGACTATCTTGATGATTTTGTTTGTGAAACCCAATCAGATGAATATGAAGATGACTCATTCTGGTTTTGGATTGATGAACATGATTTAGGAATGGGGATAGAAAATTAATGTATAGTAGAGATTATCTCGATGATTATGACCCATCATCAACCTATTCGGATGCGTTTTCTACAACTGGTAGAACTGCGGCCGAACGTCGCAAGAATGATTGGAAGTATGCTAAACGTAATCAGGCAATAGTTGACGCAATGGGCGGTGTTGACAAGCCTCTCCATTATTATGTTAAAACTGCGCCTGAATATTATTACCAAAGGCGTAATAAGACTAATAATAAAGGTAAACATCGGACAGCCTATGGTAATTATAATGTCTCTAAAAATTGGAGTCCAAACGATAAGCGTAAATTAAACGATTATCAAAATCAAATTGAAGAATTATTTGACGAAGAATAGAAATTGTGATATAATATTCATAGAAACAAGGAAAGGAGAAAAAAATTTTGGTAGTCAAAGCACGATGTGTATCAAATGATGTCAATACTTGGCTTATCGGTGTCATTGGGACAGCAATTGGAACAAAGAGTGAAGATAATGCTATGTTTTATCCAGACAATTCTGATCCAGTGTACCGTGCTGTTGTGCCTTGGAGAAATCTAGAACCTATTGAAGAAAGGAATGATAATTGTGCGTAAGACTTCTCGTACTGTGTTTTCTTCTTCTTGGTCTCGCCGCGAGCAGGCTGAAATGCTTGATGAGTGGCAGAATTAGCCGGTATAAGCAGACAAATTGCGGCCAATAGAATGCCGGCACCGCTTAGTAATAGAACAGCCCACGGAAGTGAATATATAGACGAATCGCCGGTGAAATCGCCTACTGTTCTATTCGCCCTGCACAAGATGCGCGGCATAAGTGATGAAATTATTACTCTTCTGGTATGGAGTAGATAATGGAGCTTGTTTTGGGTTGTAAGTGTAAACCGCAAACCAGAAAATAAAACTTACATTAGGCTGGTAGAAATACCCTGGTCCACCTAGAAGTAGGACATATAGGCCTACGGTTGCGGCGAACAACGATAAAAATCGTCCATTGTTAACAATGTATAGCGGCGTGATGGTCGCGGGCATGCCCTGTTCGAGGAGTGTCGATCACCCAATCTCTTTGCATGGAAGGAGAAAAATATCGAACAACCACGCACTCACTTATTAAAAGGTTGTGCCTGACAGCCTATATATTAGCAGCATACCTTAAAGTACTATTCAAAGTAACCATCTAGCTGCGTGAGGGTTACATCAGGTTTTATGCCGCGGTGGTGCAACTGGCGAGACACAGCAGACTTAAAATCTGCCACGCAAGATACATTACCGGTTCAAATCCGGTTCGCGGCACCAAGGCTACTGTTCTCACTTCATACGCCTTTAAACTGATTAGAAGTAATATGGCTTGGGTAAGAGAACCCTGTAAGTAGTTGGTAGCGGAACAATAACCATTATGGGGCATTGGACTTATGCGAATTGGCACAGCAGGTGGATTCAAAATCCATGTCTTTCGGGGTTCGAATCCCCGATGCCCTACCATCTTGATTTATTTTCAATACTGTAAAGAAGGTAATTAAATGGAAAGAGAATTTGCCATTCTTCATAATCATTTTATAGATGAAAAAACTCGTGGTTTAGCAGCAATAGAATTATTTCAAAAAGGTAAAATTCATATTTATGCTGATAGTATTGATATTCCAAATATTATTAAGTTATATTATTTAGCAGAACATTTGGCACATGTCAGTATAGAAAAATTTGTTGGACGAATTTTAAAATCTATTGATAATAAAAAATTTTATTGTAAGCATAGATGGTATATAAAAGAAAATAATATTTGACTTTCTTCTAAAATTATAGTATAATAATTATAGTAAAGGGAAAGGATAATTTATGATTAAATGTGAAATTTTTCAACATGATTACCAGGTAGTAAATTTTTGTAATGAGAATCACATTACTAAAGAAAATATAATTTCATTGCTTTTTAATCCTGAATTGTTATTTAGTTATAGATTATTCTATGAGGTAAATAATTGACTTTTAGCAGAAAATCTGCTATAATAAATATGTAAGGCGGCCACAGCAAATATTATTTAAGCAGTAATCTTTTAAATTATGTAGCTAAAAATCCGCCTAGAATTTATGTGCCCGTGGCGCAACTTGGCAGACGCGCTACACTTAGGATGTAGATTTTCAGAGTTCAAATCTCTGCGGGCGCACCAGTCACCTCCCGCCTATGTGTGACGCGTCGCGTT